TTGTCGCTCTCCTTCTTCTTTACTTCCCATCCAAATAATTCTGCCATAGTATAACTATTTATACTGATTGAAAACCAGCATAATCAAAAACTACTTAACCAGTCAATGATCCTGAAACCTGAAAGTTGATATTTAAACCACCACTTGAAGCACCAGCACCACCAGCAATAGTCATCCAGTTAAATCTAAAGGTTGCACCAAACTCCTCAATTGCATCATTAGCATCAAACGCTAAATCAATTGCATCTAGAGTGGTCGGCCATACACCTTCTAAATTATATGTCCGAATTACATCATCATTTCGATCCATCTGTTTTACTATAGCTGTTGCATAGTACGAGTTTGCATTTAATGATGGTGAGGTTGTCGCAGCACCAATATCTTGCATATTATTCATCCAAGATTCTAGTTGACCACGAATACCCATACTCCTATCATTCATAATGGTTACAGTCCATGCATCATAAGTACGATCACCAGCGAGAAAAACTTGACGCCCACGGTATGGAACGGCTATCTCACCAATGGTCAATGCAGGAATCTGAGCACCACGACATAAAAATGAAAAGCCCTGTGCAACTGGGCCACCCGATGCACCGCCACCAGACATGGTGACTTGAAATTGGTTAGCACGGGCACCTCCACCTTGCAGAGCATTTGTAAAACTACTAATATTTGCCATCTTGTTTTATCTCCTGTTTTTTATTAAGCCCGACCAACCACTTCACTAAACGCAACATCTGTTCGTGTAGCAATAAAGGTTAAGGTAATGAAATTGATAGAACGTGCAGGCTTAACATAGATATCAGCACGGAATTCATTGTTGTCTATAACTTGACCAGTGTTATTGGTTTCGTCACAAACTGCCAAGAAATCGGTAATACCACGGCGAGCCATTACATCTCTCAAATACGGATTTACCATACCCAAGAAGTTCTCTCTCGTAAATGTATCATTGAATTCAAAGAGTACAGTACGAGAAGCCTTCGCAATTGCTTCTTCGATTGTAATAAACAATCTACGAACATTAATACGATCAAAAGCACTTGTCTGTGCCAGTGCAGTCTTGTCACCCCATAATACTGTTCCTTCACCTGGGAAGGTTACTACAGGATTAACACGAGCACGATAGAGCGTATCACGTTCTGTTTGTGTTGGGTTAAGTGCAAGTTCAATAGCACCCCGAATCTGACCACGGTTCAAGCCACCAGGACTCCACCACGGATCTTCAACGGCATCTGTTCTTGCACAAGCACCAGCGATATCAGCGTTGAGTGGTACCCAACGGAAGGTATCGTTATACTTGTCATATATCTTTTTATAACCACTATCAAATACTGCATACGATGAACTAGGTAATGAATCTGCCCAAGCTGTTACATTATTAATTGATTGATACGAGTTTGCCGGACTGGAACCAGAAGCACCAGGAACGACAGCTTGCGAATACGGAGATAAGAATACAACAGAATCTTTACGTTTTTCAACAAGGTCAATAAGATCAATAGCATGAGTAGTACCACTAGCACCACTTACTGTAGCAGGACCTGAAATTAGTAAATTAAAATCTACACTATCAGCATCTGCAAAATAATCAAAAGCTAAAGCTCTCTCACCTTCTGTAGGCGTTACACCTCCAACACCACCACTATAAGTATTCGTCTGTCCTACTGTTGATAATAGAGCAGCAGTTGAAGTAGACGGTGTAGATGTATCAGGTTCTGTACCCCAGTTAGTAGCACCAGTAGGATGATCTACCCAATAAATGTAGTTAGAACCAAGATATAGAGCATCTACATAATAGTTATTATCACCACTATCAGTTACAGCACCGGCCATCTTGGAAAGATTAGCGTGCTTTTCTAGAATGGTTCCAGGCGCACCTGTAATACCACCATCATTATCAATAACGATAATGTGCATTTCATCTTTACCAGTTGTCAAGCCACCCTGTTTATTCTTCATCCAAGTAGAAGTGCTAGGAGGACCATCAAACTGATCCCAATACTGCCAATATCTATTGATCTGGACAGCAGTAGTTGACCCATCAATCGCAGTTTTCAAACCCTTTGCATTAGATTTAGGATATCTTTCCAATGTAAGTGACGTGCTAGAATAAGATACGACTTTATACTTCTGACCCTTTTCAGCTAATGCTGTAGCATCAGGCGTATTATAAGGACCTTCAACACCAAACGATATGATATCACCAGCTTGTAATGCCATACTTGCAGTTACAGTAAGTGCAGCACCTGGCGATTCACCAGCACCAATAGCATTATTGGAACTTGTATCACCAATATCCTGTGTGTAATATTCACTCGCTTCATATGTAGCAGGTACAGCTTGTCCAGTCCAACAAGTAGAAACTTTTAAACTATTTCCTTTTGTTCCCGGAAAACGAGCAGTAAATTCACCGATACCGGTAGCTTGTCCGCCACTATATGGTCCATTCGTACCATCACCAGTTAACCATGATGTAGTATTTGGAATTAAAACCGCAGTACCAGTTTGACAAGCATTCTTGGCACCAGTGGTTTGCATTTGTACAACTCTTAAAGTGTTAGAGTAAGCTAAAAAGTTTGCAGCAGAAAACCAATACAGATAGTTAGTACCATTGGGCTTACCAAAAATACTTACCAGTTCGGTTTCATCTGAAACAGTAACAACTTCATTCATCGGACCCCAATTAGATATGATAGCCGTAGCACCAATACTTGTGGGTTCACTCCGTACAGAAGCTGTTAAGTCTTTTTCTTTTACTTGTACACCAGGCGAAACTAAATCAGCCATTTTATTTCTCCCCTAAAGGTTTTTAATGCTCCCAGGCCAGCCGCCCTTTGCATTAACTTTATTCAGTATGATATAAATTCTTTTTCAATCTTCATAACTTATTTATAAAATACTTGTTCTTTAACTAACATAGGTGTGCATTACATATAAATAAATATAAAAAAGAGATGCACAATCATGTTAGTTGAACCGAAAAAAGATGGTAGAAACGGTAGGAGAAATTCTCTCCTTAATAGATTCGTTAATAAGAGTTGTCAATACTGTGGTGAAAGTGAGCAAGTAGCTTTAATGTTCTACCCACATCATAGAAAGATTAGAAGTTTAAATCTTCGGCATGGTAAAAAGCATAAGGCACAAAAAGAAATCACCAGACTTATAAAAGAATGTGATATCAGATGTTGGAACTGTGCGATTAAAGCCAGTTATGATTTGTCTTTAGGTGTAGAGTTTTAATATCGCTCTTCATCAAAGAAATCTGGTGCATCTGTAGGCACCCAAAAATCTCCATCTTGGTCTGTAAAGGCTGATTTTTCTGTATGGTTAACCCCATCAACTATAAATCCAAAAGGTGACATATCTTGTTCTATAGCTTTCTTTTGACTATCAAATAAACGATGTCGTATATCTTCATCAGTTAATTCTTTAAAGTATGGTTGATTAGCAAGCCATGCAAAGAACACTAGACACATCACTAAGTCATCTGTAGCACCATCGTCTGCTTCATATGAAGCACCTTTCTGAATAAAATTAGACAGCTCTACTATAATATCAAAATCTTCTACCATTAATTTATCTGATTCTATAAGTTGTTTAAGATTAGAACACCCCACCTTCTTTACAGCTTTGGTGGTTCTAATTCCTAAATCACTCTTACCTTCACCAAACCCACTACCAATCACCTGTCCAGCCCTACCTCTCATTTGACTCATAATAATGTTTTCATATTCTAAATCATAATGTAGTGCATCAGCAATCTGGGCACCAATATCATTAATCTCTATCAAAAGATAAGCCTCATTATAGGCTGTAGCGATATTGTAAATGATTTCTGGAAATAGTAATGGCTTTATTTCATTGTCTTTATACTTCGCAACTAATCTATAAGGTACAGTTGAAATATCTATAACTGTAAATGCAGAATAATCATTTTGTCCACCTCTAGCCACATCTACAGCTATACAATACATAGCATCCTTCTGTGGTTTTTCATGTACATCAAAACCAGCATTAGATTCTATTGGGTCTGCATATGGTATTGTTTGTATCTTTGTAGGTGATATAAGAGTATTGATAGACCCAAGAAACGAACACTCAAACTCTTGTAGAAACTGCTGTTCACTTGTATTTTTTATTGTTTGTTCTTTCCATGCCTCATCTCTACCTGGCACTTCTCGCCAATGGACTTCAATGGGAACAAACTCACTTTTTTCATTTACTGCATCCATCCACATCTTATAAAACATATTCATACCATGTGGTGTAGATACGATAATCACCTTTGATGTCTGACCAGCAGTAATCGTAGGATAAACTGAACTAAAAAACTGTTCAGCTATGTTTGAGGGAATAAAAGCAAACTCGTCAAGGAATATAATATTATAAGAACCACCACGAACCGCAGATGCGGACGTACTCGCCGCAATAATTTTAGACCCATTTTCTAACTCCAGTGAACCTTTGTTCCAATTCATTACCCCCTGTTGCATCCACTCTGGTAGATGCTCGTATGCAAGTTGAAATCTACCTAACAAGTCTCTCGCAGTTGCGGCCTTGTTAGCAAGAATAGCCACATTCACCGCCTCATTAAAAATGACATAATGAATAAGATATGATATAATCGTAGTTGATTTGCCTGACTGTCTAGGCAGTTTACAAATCGTAAACCGATTACTATGAAATGTACCTACCATCTCCTTTTGGAAATCGTAGAGTTTAAATGGGATTAAGCCTTCGTCAATACTGACAATGTTTACATAATTCTCTATAAAGTATGCAGGATTTTTCTGACACTTTATAAACTCTGCAACTTCTTTCTCAGTATAGGCGTGCTCAATGGCAGCCGGCTTTAGATTTGGATTACCCTTGTAGTTTGTCCGTTCCATTACTCTTGTCTTTTAAAAGGTTTTGTAATTCTTTTGTAGAACCAATAAACAAAGCATTAGTAACATTCTTAGGCGCATGGTCAGGAACTTCTTTAAGACGTTTCATCTTTTCCTGTAAGTCTGTTAATTTCTCTGCGACTTCTGCAACAGTTTTAATTAACTGACCTGCAACTTCATATGTCCTGGGGTGTTCACTCTCTCTAGCTAGTTCAAGTATACCATCCACCGCATCCTGACCCCGCTCAACGAGGCTATAGAAGTTTTCACGACTATACTTATAATCTGCATCAGCATCTTCTAAACTGTCGTTAGGCCTTGGTACAAGAGGTTTAGGGTCTATGATCTCTTGTTTTATATCAGATGTTATTCCTAGTACGTCATCAATTCTTGCATCAATATTTCTAACCATCTACCCACTCACTAATTGTTTCATTAAAACCAAAATTATCATCCGCATCTGGAGTACCAATTGCCTGTTGTGTAACTCTTGCCACTCTAGGTGGTGCCTTGTCTTGCAAGTCTGCATATATAGTAGCTTCTGCCTTTGTGATTGGCTTCGCAGTAGTAACAGGACCATAAACATATGCCTTCGCTGTAAAGTTTAACGTATAGATAATAGCTCGGCGTTCTGTGAAACTTCCTGTGTAAGTATCTTCGTAACCAATATTGTTTAAGACAATAGGCACATCTCGTATAACAGCCATTTCAGGAACTTCATTAATAGTGACTGTATATTCTGGTTGAAAGAATGGTAGGATTTGTTCAACAATCTGAATACCGTCATCAGAATTTTTAGTCATTACAAACAATTCAAAATTCAAATTATAAGGTACAGGTGAATACTGTGTATTCATCTGCTTCAAAGCCTTATCAGTAGTATTAGATACTTTCTTTCGCTTAATAATACGATTCAATTTCCTAGAAGGATCATAGTCAAAGCCTGCAATTTCAAACCCGATGCGGGGTAAAGTAATAGCAACTTTCTGATCTAAATTAGGATCAGCATCTAATCTCACCATAAATTTTTGTTTGGGACCATAGGCTAATGGCACTTTCATAGACTGCGAATCTGTACCTGAAGCATTTTTCCGTGTAATATAGATATCATTAAACAAACTACCAAATGCAATAATACATTTCCTTAATGACTCGTTATAAAAATATTGTCCTAACATTATATACTCTCCGTAGGATCACCAAATGGATTTGATTCTGTAAAGTCTAGGACAGGATCACCAACGATACCTGTTACCCTATCTTCAAACCATTCGTTCTCCGATTGTGTGTCTTGTGTAGTCAAACTGTAAGCCTCTTGTATAACGACGAATGTATAGTAGTCGTCTGAATCTTCCAATATAACTGCGGCAAATCCTTCTTCGTTTTCACCAAGAAGATTATCTCCTACAGTATTCGGATTTGTCGTACCATCTTCTTGCATAACATCACCGTCGCCAGTTGCATATATTGTACCCCATTCAAGTCCGATATTTTCATTGAATATAACACCAGAAGCCTGTTCGCCTGATATTTCAAATCCAAGAAAATCAGTACTTTTCTTAGTTTCAATATCATCAATGGCATAAATGCCTGTATCAAGTACTTCACTTGAATACTCAAAAGTGCGGCAATACAATTTATATACAGGCAGATTATCTACCTGATAAAACGGATCATCGTGATCCACAAAACTGATTTCAAACAGTTTCTTAACTGTAGGCATATATACCAAATCACCTTCATCAGGCCTTGATGATACAATTAAGTTCGCATCATTACTTACAGTATTATCCCACCGCCTACGAGAAACAACAAAAGTTGTTTCATCTCTAATCTCCAGACCAAATCTAGAAACTAATTCTTTCTCTCCTTCATAACCCTCTTGGGTTTCCATCCACATCTCTATACCATACGCATCATCAAATCTAGACAATGCATCTTC